AGAAGGCGGTGATAGAGAACGAGTAAAAAAACATATACACAATTCACACGTCTATGTTTCTTGGATAAAAGAACCAGATCAAGCATATGATATAAGAGATTGTGAAGAAGATGGAAGAGATGATGGTTGGGCTTGTGGACCTACAACAGGTTACATAGCAACTAAGTTAGAAAAACCAGATGAAGTTTATATGATAGGCCACGACCTAGTATCTGATACCAATACTGTAAATAATATCTATAAAAGCACACACAATTACGTTGCTTCAGAATTTGAACCTACACCATCAGGTAATTGGGAGTTACAATGGAAAAGACTAATGGAGTTAAACCCTAAAATTAAGTTTTTTAAAGTAAATAAAGAATTAAACGATAGTCCTACAAACCGTAAAATAGACGTATTTACAGCACAAGAGGACATCAATTTAGAATATATTGATCAAGCACAGCTGCTTGACAGATTGAGTTAAATCTGTTATAATGAGATTATGTTAAAACAAATAAAGATTCGAACTTTATTTGGCCTTGTGGCTGAACAACGCTTAAGCGGGTGTAAGGCGAGGGTAGTGAGGGTTACGGCCTAGTGGCTGAAGACACACTATTTTGCTGTGAGTACCGACCATCTAACATTAGATTGGACGCTTCGGGAAAGCTTGTGGGTAAACCAATAAGTCCCACCAGGTACATATAGTAAAATTATGTTTGATAAGATAATATACAGATTTTGTGATTTGATAGATAATGCTTTTGAAAGACTAGCAAAACTATTTCAATCAAAAACAAAAAAAAATGTTAATGGTAGAAAAAAGTAGTATAAATAATATTATACTTACATTAATACAATTAATACGTACAACAATATATACAAGGAGATACATACAATGTCAAGTGCATTAGAAGCCCTAAAAAAGTCAAAGTCAAACTTTGATGCTCTAACTAAGAAGTTAGAAAATACAATCGAACAACCCGAAAAGAAAAACAAATACCAAGACGATAGGTTATGGAAACCTGAACTTGATAAGTCTGGCAATGGTTACGCTGTAATCAGATTTTTACCTGCTATTGAAGGTGAAGATATGCCATGGCAAAGAGTTTGGCATCACGCCTTTCAAGGACCAGGTGGTCAATGGTATATTGAAAACTCTTTAACTACACTTAACAAAAAGGATCCTGTTAGTGAAGAAAATACAAGGTTGTGGAATACAGGCATAGAAGCCGATAAAGAAATTGCTAGAAAAAGAAAAAGAAAGTTACAATACTATTCTAATATTTTAGTAGTTAGCGATCCTAAACATCCTGAAAACGAAGGCAAAGTATTTCTATTCAAGTTTGGTAAGAAAATATTTGATAAGATTACTGAAGCAATGAACCCAGCGTTTGAAGATGAAAAAGCAGTTAACCCATTTGATTTTTGGGAAGGTGCAAACTTTAAATTAAAAATCAGAAAAGTTGACGGCTATTGGAATTATGATAAATCAGAATTTGAGCCGATTAGTAGATTAAAACCTACTGATGAGGAGATTGACAAAATATGGAAATCTCAATATGCTCTAAAGCCCTTCATTGATCCAAGTAATTTTAAATCTTATGAGGAACTCAAAGAGAAACTGAATAAGACACTTACTGGACAAAGAAGTACTGAGTCAGTTGAAGATATTGACCTCCCACCTGCTAGTGATAGCGTGCCAATGTCTTCTAACAATTCAGTAGAGGAAGTTGGATCATCCAACGATAGTGATGACGATCTATCGTACTTTAGTAAACTTGCTGAGGATGATTCCTAATCTATCTCTCTCACTTTCTCAATTGGGTAGCCTTCGGGCTACCCACTCAATAGAGGCTTGACAAAATGAGGAGATGTGATATACTATATAATAATATAAACTAACAAGTGTATATCGTTTCTTATGATGTATTCGATACACTTATAAAGGAGTAAAATAATATGATTAAAAACATAGTAGCCAAAACAGGTTACAAAATTCAACACACAACATTAAGAACCTTATTTGATCTTTACCACGCTGGTAAAATAGTATCTTATCAAACTTGGTTTCAAAGATTGCTACAAACATCTAAATGGACAGCCGACAATTGTTTACGTGCTAGATCCTACGTTTATAGATTGTTTGTTTCAGGATCACAAAGTAAATCAACATTTACTATTTTAGATATTGACTTGGTTTTAGAACAACTAGAATTAAAAATATCTAATATATCAACTAAAGAAAATGTTAAATATGACATTTATAAAATGATGTACAAAGATATTTTAGCATTAAAAGATAAAGGTGCAAAATTTATTTCACTTGATGGTCAAAATAGATTAGAATATGCTATCAAGTCATTCTTTTTATCACAGCTAGATTGGTATTTAAAAAATCCGATAACAAAAGAACCAGTTAAAATAACATTTGAAGATGATAAAGGTGCTAAATTTTCAAAAGAAAGATTAGTGTATAACGATCTGCCTGAAGACTATCAAAAAGTTATTGATGACAAAACAGTTATTTTAGCTATTGGAAATGAAGGAGATATTGATGAGTTTATTGAAGACTTGATTGATGACAACTCTGGAATAAGTTGGAATGAATTTGAAATGCACACTAATAAGTTATTTACAGCTTGTTACTTAATCAATAATGCTTTTGCAGGAACAAATCCTGAAATGGTTATGACTTTACAAAAAGTAGGTAAACTTGACGGCAACTATCACGTTGAAAAAAAAGGTCACCTTAAAGTAGTTTTTGAATTGTTAAATTATCACTTAACTAATGGTCAACTTCAAATTGAGTATGACAAAGTATTTGATGAATCTAATAGAAAAAAGATTATAGAGGCCTACGAAAAAGTTTCTACTTTTTTTAAAACGTTTGCTAAACAATTTCCTATTAATTTAAAAACTAAACAAGTATTTCACTCAAAAGAACAATTAAGAAACTTTTATATGATTTATGATATGTTAGTAGAAGGAGATTGTGGTGTAAGTATCAAACCAAAACAATTCTTAAAAATAAAAGAGTTATTTAATAGATATAATCAGTTTGAATTGTCTAAAAGAGATCACAAAACTAATTCAAGTGAATTTGAACTTGTTGGTAAACAGTATAAACCAAAACCTGGTACATTTGTTTGGTCTCAAAAATCTATAACCAGAGATGCTATGAAAGTAAGACAATCTACTTTAAAAGATTGGATTATTAAGAATATATCTGAATGGCAAAAAGATCAACTTTTTTCAAAAGATGTGATTAATAATGTTGATGAGTTTACTAAAAGAAAACTTAAAACATCAAAGATACAAAATCCATATGATGTGTTTGGCACACCATTAGATGTGTATCAGGATGATATCCACATTGATCACATTGAAAAGTTAAGTGATCTTGGATCAAATGAAGAAAGTAATTTAGTTGCAACATCAGCTGTTTCTAATTTACGAAGAACAAAAGGAACAAAACTTGCTTAAAAAGTTTTTAAGTGATCCTCAGTAAGGATTACAAACTTCATATCACGTTTTAAACACCAGGCGTAGGCGGTACTCCACTTACGCCTGTTTTTTTCATAAGTTAACAATGCGTTTTTATAAGTACGGCTCTCACGTAACGGTTTTTTAGGTTTACGAGTTTGTGCTTTTGGTTTAATCTCTACAATGAACTTTTTAAATGTACCGTTTGATTGCCTTACTTTCATATAGAAGTCAGGAAAATATCTATGTGGTCGATTATCAATAGAACGATAGTAAATAGCAATTTCTTCACTACCCCATTCCAATACATCTTTGTTTTTATCACAATAACCCATAAAACGTTTCTCCCAACTTGAACGATAAATAATATTGTTCACATTGCCTTTATATTTTTGTGGGTTCAAAGGCTTAAATATACCTGAATAAGGTCGTTTATCTGGATTAGTCAACTTCTTAATCTTCTTCATAAATCTATTTATTTCTAACATAAATAGTAGTATGGCAAGCGTATTTGATACAATCAAACAAAAAGCAGGCGATACAGATAAATCGGCTACGTGGTATAGAACACAAGTAAATAAGATTGCTAGTGGTACTACTGCTAGACAGTTGTTTAGACAAGGTAAACTTAACGGTAGACCTAGTGTGGGTAGATTGAACTTATTTGGGTATAATCCTAAGTTAAGGAGAACTTTACCATACTACGATATATTTCCATTAGTATTGCCATTAGAGCCAATAACAGGTGGATTTATGGGTATGAACTTTCACTATCTACCACCTTTGTTAAGATTTAGACTATTAGAGCGTATGCAGGCAACTGCTACAGATCAACGGTTTGATAGTAAAACAAAATTTGATGTAACTTATGATGATGTAAAAAATATAAAGATTGTAAAACCAACAATCAAAAAGTATTTGTATTCATATGTACAAACAGGATTTTTAAGAATAAATGCAGATGAAGCTGCAGTTGCTATATACTTACCTGTACAAAGATTTAAAAAGGCAAGTGAAGCACAAGTTTATTCAGACAGTAGGAGATTTATTTAATGTCATTAATTAGTGTAGGTAAAAAAATAGGTGATTTAGATATACGTTTAGGTATACCACCATCAAAGGCACAATTCAGCGTAAGAGAAACTAATAACAGAATATCAGCAAATAACGCTACATCTAATTACAATTCAGTTTATAATGTATTTCGATCAGGTATAACTCAATCTGGTGGATTTGCTAGACCGACACAGTTTTTAGTTACGGTAGATGGACCTAAAGGTAGTGTGTTAGGTAACATTGGCATTTACAATGATTATCAATCGTTAGATCAAGCCGCTAGATTACAAAAAAGTGCTAAACTAGCAGATTCTATAAAAAATAATTTACAATTAAGAATGGATCTATTTTGTTCAAATGTATCTATACCTGGTAAAACAATTACAGATGATGTAAACGAAACTTACTATGGACCTAAAAGAGCAATAGCTAAAAATGTACAGTATGACGAAGTAACACTTGAATTTTATACAAGTGTAAATTACGAAGAACGATTATTTTTTGAGGCGTGGCAAAATTCTATCGTTGATCCTATTAGTCACAATGTAGGATACTATGATGACTATGCTACTCCTTGTATGATTACAATTACACCATTGACAAAAACATTTACAGCTGCATTAGCAAACTTTGAACCTTCAGGTGACCCAGGAAGAGATAGACAAGAAATCAGAAAAAGTTTAGGTGATCAATCAGGTTTTTCATCATATCAAGTACAAATGTATGAAGTATGGCCTAAAACAATTGCTGCTACACCATTAAGTTATGACGCAGTAAATCAAATTGTTAAAACAAGTGTTACATTTACATATAGAAATTATGCTACCACAGCGTGGAACTTTTTAGCAAGAAGTAGTACCGAAGAATTTAGTACACTTAACAGATTAGAATATAGAACAAATACGTCAGCCATACAAGGTAGTCTATTAGATAATTTACCATTTGGATTAGGTAATGAAATAGGTAGAGCTGGTCGACAAGTATATGAAACTATTAAAAAGAATTTGCCTATAGGCAGAGTAACGGGTGGTCGTGTATTCCCGAAAGGTCTTCCAGACCCTAAAATTATACGAGATATATTTTATTAATAAAGGAGTAAATAATGAGTTTATCATTTTTGAGAGTGCCTGAATATGATTTGACTTTATCAAACAATGTCAATATTAAGTATAGACCGTTTTTGATTAAAGAAGAAAAAATATTATTGATGGCTGTTGAAAGTAGAGATGAAGGTGAGATGAACAATGCTTTAATTAAGATTGTTCAAAATTGTACTTTGTCACAAATAGATGTAACAAAGTTACCTGTATATGACTTTGAATATCTTTGGTTGAATATAAGAGGTAAGTCTGTTGGTGAAACAATAGAAATGAAACTAAAGTGTCCAGATGACGATACAGTTACAGTTGACTATCAGTTAAAGATAGAAGACGTAAAACCTGATTTAAATAAAAAGTTTGAAACAAAAGTTGAATTTGAACCAGGTTATGGAGTGATTATGAAAGTGCCTACTATCAATCACATATCTAATAAAAAAACTTTATTAGACTTGTCATATAATTTAGTGAGAGATTGTATTGCTCAAATTTACAATGGTGAAGAAGTTTTTGAAGCTAATGACTTATCAAAAGAAGAACTGGATGAGTTTGTTGAACACTTAACAACAAAACAGTTTGGTATGATAAGAAAATACTTTGAAAGTTTACCAATTGTATCGCATTTGATCAAATACAATAATCCTAAATCAGGTAAAGAGTTTACATTATTATTACAAGGGGCGTCTGATTTTTTTCAGTAACCCTCTTACACGAGTCGCTTGAAAGTTATTATAGAACGAATTTTGCTTTAATGCAATACCATAAATATTCGTTAAGTGAATTAGAAGAAATGTTACCGTGGGAGAGGGAAATATATGTTGAAATGCTTATGCAACATATAAAGGAAGAAAATGAGAAAATAAGAGAAAAACAAAGAGGGAGAACATAATGTTAGAAACAGGAAAAAATATAATTAAAAACGTGTGGGTATTTTTAAGAGATGAAGTACCACAGTTTATGTCAAACTGGAGATTAATACCAAGAGTGTTTATGCTATTGTATGGTGTTGCATTTTATGAAACAATGCAATGGTTTATGGCACTGGCTGAACCGAACAACGCACAGGCAGGTTTTGTATCTGTAGTAGTTGGTGCTGGTGCAGCTTGGTTTGGTTTGTACGTAAATGGTAAACCTAGTAAAATAGAAAAATAAAGATAGACAATGGCTGAAGAAAAAGTAAAGTTTAAAAAGGTAAGACCTAACTTCGACACCATCCTTAAAAAACAAAAAAAGATGGAAGATGATGAGAAGTTTGCTATATCTGATTCATTACAAGACTATATTGGTAAAATAGCAAAAGGTGCTGGTTATCAGAACCAAGATAAACTAGACAAGGCAAATATAAGACAAGAGATTATTAACTTTGTTGATAATTACACTATTG